ACTTCAAGATCTGATGGTAAAGATGTTATATTGGTATCTCGAAGATCTAGACTACCTTTAACTTTGAGTCCGTTTGGTAGTGATTCAATATTTTTACAAAATTCTAAATCTAAATATCCGTTCACCATAAGATTGTCTGGTAGTTTTTCAATTTGTGAGTAGAACAAATTCAAACTACCACCGACCTTGGTTAGATTCTTTGGTAGGAATCGTATGAGTGAACCCACTAACATCAAACGACCTTCAGAACCATTTTTTATGTATTCCTGTATTTTATCATTGATTCTTCTAATCAATACTTTATCCTTTTCCTCTTTTGATCCTCGAGGAATAAAGATGTTATCATCACTTTCTTTCAATATGTCTAAGAATTTGATCACTAGATATAAATATTCTCATTAATATTAATATTTATTTGAAAATTCAAAATGAAAGAACTTATCAAGCAAATTCTCAGGGAAGATGTAATTAAACGTCCAATGTTATTGAAAGAAAATTGTGAAATTTCAGAGTCTTTGAAACATCATTTAACTAATAAATTAACTCTTTCTGAAAATGTTTATAGACCATTTTCTGATAGTTATTTTGAGTTAATTAACGAAGTTCGTGAATTGTATTCTATGGATATGATTGAATTGAATGAAGATGACGAATGGTTTATAAATACAGACATTGGAAAGACCGCGTATTACAATGGTGATATAGTTTGGTTAGATATTCCATTCAGGGATGGAAATTTTTTGTCAGAAGCTGAATATCGAGGTCGAAAAGTAAATTTGAATTCACCATTCAGAACCCCAGGAGGCCCAAAAAAGTTTTCAGTATATGTGAAGAACAAATCTGGAAATGTTATCAAAGTTTCATTTGGCGATCCAAATTTAAGAGTGAGAAATAATAATCCAAAAGCTGCAAAATCATTCAGAGCTAGACATAAATGTCATACCAAAAAAGATAAAACAAAAGCAGGATACTGGTCTTGTAATATTTCCAGATATAGATCCAAACTCGGCATTAAATCATCAAGTCCTTGGTAATGTCAAAACTACCTTTTACTCAAATATTAGAAAATAACTCGATAGTTCGTAAATTTTCGGAAAAAGTTAAAACACACGAACTAAAGTGGCATTACGATTTAAAACATCGTAAAGTTGTTTGTGAACACGATACCGATTGGTTATTCCAAAGAGATAATGAACTACCAATTAAAATTGAAAAAGGAACTGTAATTGAAATTCCATCTTTTCAGTATCACAGAATAATTAAGGGTAATGGTGATCTAGTTGTAAGAATATGGGAATTTTAAAAATTCAAGAAAACAAATAGTTCGAAACTCAAATTCAATATCCGCTGAAATTATCTTCTAAACACCAGCCATAACCTCAAGGTTATCTTCTGGTTCTAATAAAAACTGTGTTTTCTCAACTTCGTATTTTGCGTTTATTTCTAGTGTTTTTGCGTCACACAACGATGCGTTAGATGTTTTTGGTAAATTTTTGATGTGTTTCAAAATATAAGGTGGAAGTTCAGTCATTATTGAGTCGATTTGATTATCCAAGACATTCCAAAATGTGGGTGAACTTTCATCATTTACATCCCAAAAAATCTTGAGGATTCATAAGTCAATGGTCTTACTATGAGCCATTCTTGATCATCAACAACTTTAACTACCTCTTTATGTGAGGTATTTGCAATGAACTTCGAATGTGCTTTATTATAAATTTCTCTTAATTGATCTAAATCAGAGATAGTATTAAGATCTAAATTTTCAACATAATTCCTTTGGTAAAGATCCATAAAATCTAGTATGATATCTTTTCCACAAGTATCTAGCAATATGTGATTAAAAAAATCGATAAAAGGTTCAATATAGTTCAAATCTTTTTTTGACTCTAAGAATTTACTTTTTATTTTGTCCATTCGTAAGTTATTAAATTGAATTTCACGAGTTGTTATCCTTTTTTTAAATTCACTGTTAATACAATTGATCATCATCGGAACAAATTTATTAGTGTCCGACGTATCTACAAGTGTTAAAAAATCAATTAAAGAAAAGTTTAATTCAGGATTTTTTTGTTTTATTTCTGATAATTTTGCCATTATTAAAATTTTTGATAAGTTATTATTGAGTTGAATTATTAGTTTCTAAGCCAAAACCATATTTGAGTTTAACTCTCTGTGAAATTGGGATTGGATTACCATCTTCATCAATTCTTACAAAAGTGATGTAGGTTGACAGTATGGTTGTTTGGTTTCCTGTGTAAACATTATGAGCCCTAGCTTCAATGTAAAGTTTCAAAGATGTATTTCCAATATTATCGACTTTACCATAAACTTTAAGCAGGTGACCTTCTCTAGCTGGTTTTTTGAATAAACATTCATCTATTTTAATTGTAACCACACGAGGTGTATCACACACTTGCATAGCCAACGAGGCACCAGCTGAATCCAGCCACTTCAGTAAGGTTCCACCGAATAAATTTCCGTGAAACCCTAAATCGGATTTTTTCACAGGATGTGTTGATATGAGTTCCATATCAACAAATGTAAATCAAAAAGTATTCAAGTCAAATTACTTGAATTGTAAGTTATTCACAAACACACAAAAACTATTTTTTGGTGACTTTCTGGAGAATTTTTTTGATTAAACTTTGGTTTACTGAAACCACACTCAAAGCAACAATACGTTTTGCCAAATCACTGAGATCCTCATTTGAGAAAGCACCAGCATTTAATTTCAGAATGTAATCTAGTACAGGTAAGAGAAATATAAAGAAAACAATTTCATTGATCATTTTCAATGACTTAGTTGAATTTGATATAAATATTTTAAACAAATCCATCATTTTATCGGTTTTTTTCCTTATTGAATTAAATTCCTTGGTCAAATTTTTTTCCCTAATTAGTCTTGCAATTTGACGAATTTCAGACGCATTCTGATTATAGTAAACTGAACATACACCAATAATCAAAAGAATTTTTTCTGAATCAGTAAGATCAGGGAAATCTGAATTTAAAGATGCATTTAATGGTCTTGCTAGAGCCCCAATAATTGCAGAATATGTGAGTAAAAACTTTGTGTTTTCAATTCCTAGACTTTTAGCTGTTCTATAAATTGATTTTGTCGTTCTTTCAAAACCAGAAAAAATTTTGGTAATGTCTTCATTTATCCCTTCAGATAAGATCAAATTTTGTTTCATCCTCTATAAATACAAGAAGAACAAAAAAAAAGTCACACGGTAACCCCCAAATTTAACTAACAATCGCCGACCAAGACTATGAAATTAATTTGACCCGTGTGACATTTAAAATATAAAATATTTTTTTTGTAAATCAAATATTTATAAGAAAAAAATTATGAACGCATATTTCGTAGGAATCACTCAACAAGAAAAAAATAATATACTGGATCAACATAAAAAAATTTATGATGGATACAGATTAATTCAACAAAATAATACCGAACCACAACCATTGTATGTTCAAGATTTTGCGAACGATAAGGAAGGATTTGTTGTGAATAATAAAGGTGATGTAAAAAAATATACCAATATGGGTATCAATGAGTCTCAAGAAGAGTTTGAAACTATGGAAATGGAGATGGAGGAAGATGATTGTGTGGAGTGTGGAATGAAGGAAACTTATGAAGATATGGATATGTCTGATGCTTATGCGTATCGTGATGATACGATTATAAACCCAGAAGCGGATGAAATTGATTCTGAGGATTTGGATGCCGCATCCGATTTTTATGACAATTTGAAATCAGGTAAAGGACAAAAACCAAGTGATAGGTTGAATGAACCATCGGATGATGATGAAGAAGATAATAACTGGATGTTTGTTGAGGATGAGTTTACTGAAAATGAAGATTTGGATGAATCTTTCAATACACAAAGAAACAAAATTCTTGAGATGTTTCAAAGAACATCCAGATTCTGAGATTTTTAAGTAAGTTTTTTTTTGAAATATTGATTTTTTCAAAAAATCTTGATATTTGTAAGAAAAAAAAATTATGGAAATAAGAGAAATTTTGGAAACTAATTTGGTTTCAAATAATTTGGAGGTTAAATTTAGAATAGATGAGGACACCGACGAGGTAATTAGGACTTATACCTTTGATTTGGATGTCATTTTGGAATATGGATATGATATTTTTCCAGAACCTTTGGATATGTCCGATATGGACGAAGAATATTTGGATGAAGAGTATGAAATGGAAGAATTTGAAACAGAAATCGATGAAAGTGAATTAACACTATTTATGAATGAGTTTTTTTCTATTACTGAGAAACTTCCTGAAGCAGAAAGTTATTAATATGATATTTATAACTTATGAGTGGTGTTGACATTGATTACTACATAAGAATGTTACGTTCTTTGATAGGTGATAAAATCGAATTTGATGAACAAGAAGACGCAGGTACTACAACAAGTGCAGGATCACCACCACCACCTTATCCAACAGTAACTAAATGGGAAACTGGAATTAAAAGAGGTTCCGCCAACCAAATAGGTAATACCAAGTGGAAAGATTCCTATCCTATAACTAGAGGTAAAGCGAATACTTTATTATAATCTGATATTTATCAAAAAAAAATTATGAGCTACACCAAAAATGAAGGTATGGAATCTCTAAGAAGGAGTTTATTACTGATGTCTTATGACAATAAAAAAACATTGTCGGAAAATGTAGATGAAATTTTATCAGAACAAGGGTTTGCCCCTCTGTTTCAGGGAAGAACTGCACCAGCCCAATCAAATAGACCAGCCCAATCAAATAGTATTGATACCATATACAATGAATTGAAAAGTGCTGTGGGTGGAGCAGGAACAAACGAAAGAGATCTTCAAAATGCTATTGATAAATTGACATCTATAGCCGACTACAATACATTGAATACAAAAATATCACAAACCCCAATTGATGGTTCAAATAATTTACAAGAGATATTAAATAGTGAACTAGGAATAAGTGATGCAAGAACTGCGGCATACATCCAAAGAAAATTGAAAACTATAGGAATTGATATGACTTACGGGGCAAATAATACCAATGTTTTTACCAATTCAATAAGATTAAAAACATCTGGTGGGTCTGGAGGATCTGGAGGAGGTACAGGCGCTCGTCGATCTAAATATATTCCAGTAGGAAAAAATGATTGTGTAATCAATATTCAGACATTCTTAAAAAACCAAGGTATTAGTCTAGGCCCGAAAGATGTGGATGGTATTTACGGTCCGTATACTATTAGAGCCGTACAAGAATACCAAAGAAAAAATAACTTAACAGCTGACGGAATTTGGGGACCAGCAACAGCCGCAAAAACTGGAAATCAAGTCTTACCTTGCGGAGTAACCCAAACTAACGTTAATCCAACTGGTACTACAACATCAGATATTAGACCATCACAAGATACTATCTCAAAAGCGGAAATGTTAACCACAAGAAATACTGAAGAACCACAAATCAAACCAGGAAACCCATTAGTAATTGAACCCTCACAAATTAATCTTACAAGAGAATTTTGCCAGAATTTGTATTCATTCATTGAAAGAAATGATCAAGAACGTGGTGGCAGAACTGCAAATTCAAAACAATTAGCTGATGTTGAAAAATGTCTACAACAATATAACATATTCCAAGCGGATGCTGCGAAAATTAGGAGAAGATATGGTTATACTATGTCTGGAGGTGATAAAGGAATAAGGTAATTAAATATTTAAAGTTATGGAAAATTTATCAAAAAGTTTAAGGAAAAACATTTCTGAAATTAAAGAAAAGAAAAATAATCTCATTATTGAACATAGTATTGTTCAGTCAAGATTGAAATTTGTTTTGGAACAAAACTATAAAAATAAGAACCAAAAAGTTTGGGCTTTAATATCTGAAATGGTTAATTTGGAAGAACAAGGTTTTGATTTAAGACAGTTGAACGAGCAATTTGATTTATTCGGATTTTTGGGTAGTTTGATGGGTGGATCTGTTAGATCTATTTCTCAAGTCATCGGTGAATATATCACAGATGCTATTGCAAATAAATTTGGGATTGACAAAACAAATTATTTTTATAATGTATTGAGAAGTGCTATTACTAGTACAAATATCTCAGATTATGGTAAATTGTTCTCTGATTGTAGATTTTTAACTAATAGAATTTGTGATAGTTTGATTGAGGCCGTAGTAACACAACAACAAGCTAAACATTTAGGTTCTCAATCTGGCGGTGGTGAATTCATCACAAATGCGTTGAGAAATTCATTGTTAGAAATTTTAACTGAAAAAAAAGACAGTCTAATACAAAAGTTAGAGGATGTTTTAGGAACTATTGTATGTGATTCTGTCGCTGGTTGGCGTAAAAATCTTGCAAATGTTGGAAAAGAAATGCAATCAAAAGTTGGATTAACTTAAAAAAAATCCCTTTTAAAATTTTCCCAAGTAGTTTCCAAATTTTTACCAGCAATTTCGGTAAAAAATTGAGGTTCATATGGTTGTGAATTCAATTTCATTTTGGCTTGTTCCAAACTCTTATCTCCTTTTTTCACATTACAACTAGAACAGGATGTGACCATGTTTGACCAAGTATTTGGTCCACCTTTAGATCTAGGTATAATGTGATCAAGAGTTAAATTTCTTTTTGATCCACAATAAACACATTGATGATTATCTCGAGCATAAATTCTATGACGACTAATTTTGATTGCTTTGGGTCTAAATTTTACATAATTAAATAACCTAATAATTAAAGGACGGACGAATTCGCCCGAAATCGTTAAAATTTTTTCGATATCTTCTTTCAAAATCTCAGCCTTACCTTTCAAAATTAACTTGATACTTTTTTGTAAAGAAGTTACATTTAGTGGTGTAAAATCGGCATTTAGAACTAATACATTACTCATTGTTTGACTTTTTGAAAAAAAATACTAAATTTTCTTTGTAAATCAAATAAAATTATGTCTTATTGTATTATCAAAAATATTAAAATTAAAAACGAATCATCAGACATACCTAAAATACTACCAGTAATTCTTTTGGATAGTCAAGATGAGGTTTTAGAATTTGAAAATTTTGACGAGGCTGAAAAATTCAAAGTACTCCTCCAAAAAAATTCAGATTCAAATCACACGTATTTAGTCAAAGAAATTTAAGAATGGCTCATCCAATTCTTCACGCTAAATCGTCTGCCAAAAAATTTGGTGGAAAATGGGAAGATTATATCCATTTACATAATTGGCTCGATGAAACGAAAGGATGGGTAGGACATTCTATACACCGAATGTTTCGTCACCATAGTGAAGGAATTTTTGAAATGGAAAAAATTTTTGGTGTATCATTTCAAAATAGTGAAGATAAAATAGTTTATACTCGCTATGTTGGTGAACAACATGTGTTGGAGGATTGTTACAATTACATACCATCAGCAAAAGAATGGATCGACGCAATTAAATCAGAAAAAAAACCTATTTGGTTTTTAAGAACAGGAAAAATAGAATTGGAAGACTAGATATTTACTGGTATGAATCCACTAGCACAACAACTTTTAAGTGTAATTTATTATTGGCAAAGAAAATGTTCTTTAACTTATTTAGAATTAGACGCACAAGAGGATTTGATGACTTATGATTATAGGTATGGATGTGACTGTACGTTAATTAGTAGAAACGGCGAAAAAATAAATAAACCATACCCAATACCTGTGACAGATGTAATGGTTTATTTGGTTGAGTTACTCGATTTAACAAATTTAGCATATGATGCTATCGAGACGGAAACAGACCCATATTTACAACATTATAGTTTCGTGTTTAATTTTACAGAAAACTTGTTTACGGTACTTTTGGATTATAGTTATGTCGGGATTGGTCAAGAGTTGAATTCGATCAGATCTAGTGATGGTGATGAAAATTTAATTGAAATATTCAATGATTTATTAAAAGACGGTGTAATTGGAAAATGGCGAGTAGACTTCAATGGTTCTGGTGATTCAGGATATATTGATGATAATATGACTAGTCTCCAAAAATCTGATGCAAGAGAAATTTCTGAGTCATTAAACGAATATTTATATGATTTTTTGGAATCCAGACATTATGGATGGGAAGAACAAACAGGAAGTTATGGGTTTTTTATTATTGATATAGACAAAAAAACAATTGAATTAGATTATACTGAAATGGAAGATGTGAATGATGAGATAACAATATATCAGACTTCAATTGATGAACTAATTCAAACTATTAGTGTCGGTGAGGAAAGTGTCGATTAACTTGGCACTATTATATTGTTCACGCGAGAGGTAAATCAAACATTCAATTTCTTTTTCTCTCAATTTTTTTTCTTTGATTTTCATTTCTAAACGTACTTTTTTCAGAGAATCGTTGACTTGTACATATAAAATTCTTTTCTCTTTGATTTTTGGAATTCGATATTCAATACTATCCAAAATTCTATTCAAACTATCCAAATTTGTTGTAGTTTGTGTTGGAATAGTATCCAAAAAAATAATTACTGAATCCATTTCTGGATTTGTATTTTCAAAATTGTTCGAGTTACAAGAAATTAAAAACAAAAAAATAATTAACAAGTATCTCATTTTGTTTCGTCGTTTAACACCGATAAGATCCCTTGTGTTCGAGCTAATGTACTATCAGTTTTTCGTAACCTTTCAGTCAATGTTTTCACATCTTCCCTCAATTCAACAACATCTGATGAACAATTTGTTATTTGTTTCTGATAATTCATTTTGTTGTCGATCCACAAATACCCAACAACTAAAATCAAAATAAATTGAATGTATTTTAGTGGATCTTTCAAATAATCTTCGAACGATAAAGGAATCTTCATAACCTATAAATATTCTAAAACATAATTATATTAAAACCAAAAAAAATGGCATATCTAAATCATAACATACCAACATTAACTTGTTACATTCGAAATCAATTTTTATTTAACCACGAGAAGGGTCACGGAGATTTTACTCTTGCTGATGTTCATTCTGTTGCATCAATTGAAAAAAGAGTACCCTTGTTTGAAGCTTTTCTAGAAAATGGTGTAAACTGGACAAGAAGACCAATAAACGCATTTTGTTGGAAACAAGATGCTGAAGTGTTACCTCTAAACGAACACATATATTGGGATTGTTTTAGTTCGTATATTGATGTTCAAGTCAGAGCGAGACTCAGTGGATTAAGGGCGGATTTGATTTCAATTACAGGTATTAAAAGACAAGGAGTTTATCTATTTACACTAGATTGGTCATTTGAAAATAGAGCAATGCTCGATACAAATTTTTCTGAAACACCAGAACATAAATGTGGACATGTATTCAAAATGGACAATGGAAATTACTTTATTTATCCGAATAATCGAATAATCTGGATGGACAATGCTTGGACGTTTAATAGAATTGAAAAAAATCCTGGGTATAGAATTGATATGAATATTTATTCAGTGGAAAATAAAACAAATTTTGAGACAGACTATCAATATTTTACCGAGTTTATTGAGAAACGTGATATTTAATTGTTAAATCAATTTAACAAATGAATTGGATTAACATTGTTACAACCTTAATAACATCCACAACTTCAATTATAGTTGCACTCATTGCTGCTGGGTTTTTCAAGAACTGGATGGAAAAATTTAAAGAAAGAAAATCACAAGGAAAATTAGTCAAACAAATTCAAAAAGATGAGGTTGTACATTATACAATCCGAGAAATTAGAAGAAAATATAATGCTGATAGGATTTACATTATGCAGTTTCATAATGGAGGTATGTTCTATACACAAGCACCGATGCAGAAAGTTTCAATAACATTTGAAAGATGTTCAGATGGTTTAGAAAGAATGTTTGAAAGATTTCAAAATGTTTTTGTCTCTCACCATACTTGGTATATTTCTGAGTCTATTAACTTGAATATGTTTTCAACAAACATAGAGGAAGATGTAAGAGATTTACCAACTAGAAGTTTATTAAAAACATTTGGTAATTATGCTCTGAGTTCAGTACCAATTTATGATACCAACAAAAATTTGATTGGATTACTTTCTTTAAGTTGGGTTTTTTCTGAAATACCAGATGAGATTTTAGATGGTAATAATTTCTCAGAAAAATTCAAAGAAGAGTTATTAAGTGAATCAAATTCTCTACAAGCATATTTATTATAATGGCAACAAAATTATTTGACACTGATAACGTCAGAGTTGATTCTACACCACAAGATCATCAAAACCGACCAGGTCACAAAGAAAAAGATTGGTTTAGTGGTAATGGTTATGACTTAAATGTCAGACCTGGTACAAAAGTATATTCTTTAACGGATGGTAAAGTAATCTCAAATAATTGGAGCCCAGCGACACCTAATGTTTACGGAAATAGGGTTCAAATAGACACTGGTAATGATACCCTTTATTACACACACATCAGAAGTAATGTTAAAGTAGGGCAAGATATAAAAAAAGGAGATTTAATTGGTACGGTTGAGCGTTGGGGTGAAAACCCAGCTGGTAGTCATTTACATATTGCAAGTAAAAACAGAGACGTTGGAAATTATGTAGATTTCAAAACTTGGTCAATTGTCGGTGCTAGTCAATCACCTTCGGGGGATAAAACCCCAGAAAAAGGTGAAGAACCAGAAACACCAACATCAACACCAAAACCAAAAACGGCACTTGATGCGTTCAGTGATGCATATTTCAATAAAGTAACATATCCTATGATTTTTGCCGCTTTACCAGGTTTAGCTAAAGAATCCAGATTAATGGAACAAATCAATAGAATAAAAAATTTAATGTAAAAAAAAAAGTCCGAATTACTTCGGACTTTGATGATTCGTTAACAATCAGAATTACTGAATAGTTTGAGTGGAATCAGTTGCTACTGCTGTAGTATCTACAGTTTCAGTAGTTTCTTCAACAACGGTTTCTTCGACAGTTGTTTCCTCTGTGGTTTCTTGACAAGAAACGAGGGCGGTGGCGATTAAAGCCAAGAAAAGAATGTTTTTCATAAATTTGTTTTGTTTATGATGTAAATATACACTTGAAGTTATAAATGTCAAACAAATGTCCAAAAAAATAGTTACTTTTTTTTTGAAGTGTATACTTTTTTAGACATTTATTTTTTTTTTTAGATATTTTGAATATTTACAAGTATACGATATTTATGTTTATGGATAATTTAAAGAGAACTTTAAGAGAGAATCTTAAGAGACATCTAAGAGAACAAAACACCAAGAAAAAAACAGAGGTACAAGTCCCTGAAAATTGTTTCGGTGGTCCGAAAACTTATGCTGGAGGACTTGTGGCTCTTATTCAACTTTTAATGAAAGATAATGACAGAGAAGCTAAATTAGCTGTTGAAGACTTTAAACAATTTTTAAAGGGAAGTTCTAAAATTGATGGGAAAGTAGTGGTTCAAATTCTACAAAAGCACGGAAAGAACCAGTATATTTCTTTTGCTGGTTGTTTCTAAAACAAAAAACCCATCGAATTCGATGGGTTTAGATTGTGGAGCTAGGTGGATTCGAACCACCGTCCTGTGAATTACTTCACGAGAGGCCTACATGATTATTCGATTATTCATAACCGACAAATAGTTGGTTCTTATTTACCATCATTACCAACAACTATGGGAGATTCACTTAAATCGGTAGAACCTCCAACAAGACCTTTATTCCTTTTTGGGTAGAAACCACACCGTAAGGACTTCTGTTGCAAGGTACTTAGTCCATAACCCCTGGTGATTGTCTCAATTAAGCTACAACCGCGACATCAGACTTCAAGAGTCCGATAGCCTCCATGTTTGCGAAAACATCGCCATTTGATTGTTTGAACCAGTTTTTTCGAGGTTAATTCAGCCCCGTCATGCCCTCTCAGATCCATTGAAACCAGTCGATTCCTGTTAGCCCCGAGTGAATATAAATATACGGAAAAAAATTGAAATGTCAAATTCGTTTACTATATTTGTCTTATTATGGAATATAGAAATTATGACTTGTTGAAAACTCTTTTGACAGTTCCCACAAAAACCTATCAAGAAGATTTGATGATTGAGTTTTTAGACAATTATTTGACCGAACAGAATATTCCCCACTATGTGGATGATTATGGAAATGTTTATGCGACTAAAACCTCCGAAAGGTTTAATGATGAAATTTTCCCTTGTGTGATTTCTCATACAGACACAGTACATCAACTTGGGGATGAAATCATTGTTGAAGAGTTCATCGGTAAAGATAGACAACAGAGATCCAAAACTTGTTTAAAAGCTGTAAACGCACTTGGTAAACCAACTGGGATCGGCGGTGACGACAAATGTGGAATTTTTGGTGCACTTACTATGTTGTTAGATTTACCACACGTCAAAGCGGCTTTTTTTGTTAGTGAAGAAACTGGATGTCACGGTTCAAAAAATAGTGATCCAGAATTTTTTAAAAATGTTGGATACACTATTCAACTAGATGCTCCAGAAAATTATATGATTTCCGAAGTTTGTAGTGGTGTAAGATTGTTCGATAGAAAATCAGAATTTTTTTCCAAGGTAAATCCAATTATTTCTGAAATGATGATCGATGCGGAATATATGTATCATCCATATACTGATGTTTCTCAAATGGTTCTAAAACACGGACTGGCATCTATTAACATTTCTTGTGGGTATTACAATTACCACACCAAAAACGAGTATATTGTCTTAGATGATCTTTACAACTCAATTGAAGTTGTAAAACGAATGATCGAGTCACTAGGATATGAAACTCATCAAATGAAACCAAAAGGACACCGATGGTAAAAAAAAAGGGGACTTAAGTCCCCTTTTTTGTTGATATCTTGATTTCTTCATCTTTGTAGGATAAATAATAATTTTTACCCTCCACGATATCGCCTGACAAGTATTTTTCGGATACCAAATCTTCGATCTTTTCTTGGATTGCTCTTTTGATAGGTCGTGCCCCATAGGTTTCATCGAATCCAATTTCGGCAATATGTGCAATAACTGAGTCTTGACAATTGATATTGATTTTCAAACCTTTGAGACGACTTGTAAGTTTAGTAACTTCAATTTTTACAATCTCTTTCACTTCTTCTTTACCAAGGGAATTAAAAACAATCACATCATCAATTCGGTTGAGAAATTCAGGTTGAAAATATTTTTTCATTTCAGATTGAAGAATTGATTTTTTCTTTTCTTCTTCAGCATACCTACTCGTAGTAAATCCGATACCAGTACCAAAATCTTGAATTTTTTTGATACCAATATTTGATGTCATAATGATCAAACAATTTTTGAAACTGATTTTTCTACCTAGACCATCGGTGATATGTCCTTCATCTAACATTTGAAGAAGTGTGTGAAAAATATCTTTGTTGGCTTTTTCAATCTCATCAAATAAGACAAGTGAATATGGTTTGGCTTTGACCTGTTCGGTAAGTTGTCCACCTTGATCGTAACCAACATAACCAGGGGGTGCACCAATAAGTCTAGACACATTGTGTTTTTCTTGATATTCACTCATATCTACACGAATTAAAGCGTCAGGTGAACCAAAGATTTGTTCGGCTAGTTGTTTCGCCAAATGTGTTTTTCCAGTTCCTGTACCACCTAAGAAGATGTAACTACCAATAGGTTTATTGGGATCTTTGAACTTCAATCGGTTTCTACGAATTGACTTTGAGATTTTGGTAATCGCTTCGTTCTGTCCGATTACTTTTTTTGACAACTCACTTTCAAGATTGGACAAATTATTTTTATCATCCAAGGTCAAACGATTCAAAGGTATTTTTGTCATATTTGATACAACATCCAAAACAACATCAACATCAATTGGACGTTTGTTCATCAAAAGTTCTTGTTCGAACTTATTTTTTTCGACTTCAAGTTTATCAAGAATTTTCTTTTCTGCATCCCTCAAATCAGCAGCTTTTTCGTAGTCTTGTTTTTTTACAACATCCAACTTTTGTTTTTTGATTTCAACCGCTTTGGCTTTAAGATTCTCAATGATTGGTGGTGCTTTGATATCAATTTGTGATTTAGACCCAACTTCATCCAAAATATCGAACGCTTTATCTGGAAACTCTCTGTCTGTGATATAACGATCAGCCAAATTCACACAAAGCTCTAATACTTCATCAGAATATGTGACTTTGTGAAAATCCTCATACCTTGACTTAGATTGTTTGATGATTTGAAGTGTTTCTGATTTTGACGGAGGATCCACGACAACTTTTTGAAATCTTCGTTCAAGAGCACCATCTTTCTCAATGTTTTGTCTGTATTCATCAAAAGTTGTCGCGCCAATACAATGAATTTCACCGCGAGATAAAGCTGGTTTGAATATGTTTGACGCATCCATACTTCCTGAAGAATTTCCAGCACCTACCATAGTGTGAATTTCATCAATGAAAATAATCACGTCAGGATTTTCAGCAATCTCCTCAATAATTGCTTTCATACGTTCTTCAAATTGTCCACGATACTTTGTCCCAGCAACGATAGATGTTAAATCTAAATTGACAATTCTTTTGTCTCGTAGATTTCTCGGACACTTACCCTCGTGAATTTGGATGGCCAATCCTTCTACAATTGAAGTTTTACCAGCACCCGGTTCACCGATAATAATTGCATTATTTTTTTTCCTCCGAGAAAGAATTTGAGCAATTCGAGTAATCTCTGATTCACGACCAACAACAGGGTCTAGTTTACCTTCTGATGCAAGTTTGTTTAAGTCCCGACTGAAATTATCCAATACAGGCGTGCCACCACTTTTTTTACGAATGTCTTGATCCTTTTCGTTTTCGTCCATTGATTCAATCATTTTCTTTAATTTTTTACAAATATAGTGAACTATTGATAAAAAAACAATCTTTGTCAAATTGTCAGTAAAATAAATTTTTAAGTGTCATATTGACTGATTTTTTTTGTTGGTATATTATTTGTTTGTGTTAATGTAAAATAAAACAAAAAAACAAAGTTATGAATAAAAATGTTATTATCGGTATCGACTTAGGTACCACAAACTCAGCGGTGGCAATTATTGAAGGTGGACAACCTATCGTTGTTGCCAATTCAGAAGGTAAAAGAACGACCCCGTCGATTGTTGCTTTCACTGATAAAGACAGGAAAGTTGGTGATCCCGCTAAAAGACAAGCGGTGACTAATCCTGAAAAAACAGTTTACTCAATAAAAAGATTTATTGGTAAAAATTTTGATAATTGTAAATCTGAATCAAAGAAAGTTCCTTATAAAACAACAAAAATTTCAAACGGTTTAGTTGGTGTAAAAATTGATGAAAAAACATATACACCACAAGAAATTTCGGCAACTATTTTACAGAAAATGAAAAAAACAGCTGAAGATTATTTGGGATATGAAGTGACAAGAGCCGTTATTACAGTACCTGCCTATTTCGGTGATCAAGAAAGAAACGCAACGATTGAGGCTGGTGAGATTGCTGGTCTAAAAGTTGAAAGAATTATCAATGAACCAACGGCAGCGGCATTAGCATATGGTTTGGACAAAAAATCTAAAGACTCAAAAATATTGGTATTTGACTGTGGTGGTGGTACACATGATGTGTCCATATTAGAAATCGGGGATGGAATTTTTGAAGTAAAATCAACAGATGGTGATACACATTTAGGTGGTGATGATTTTGATAACGCAATCATCAATTGGATGACATCTGAATTTCAAACAGAATATGGTATTGATCTCTCAAAAGATCCAATGGCACTTCAGAGAATTAGGGAGGCGGCTGAAAAAGCGAAAATTGAATTATCATCATCTTCAAGTAGTGAAATTAATTTACCTTACATCACAGCTCGTGAAAATGTTCCAGTTCACTTTGTTAAATCATTATCGAGGAGTAAGTTTGAACAATTAACAAAAGAATTAGTCGACAGAACAATTGCTTGTGCAAAAAAAGCACTCAAAAACGCTAAGTTGAAACCATCCGACATAGATGAAGTAGTATTAGTCGGAGGATCTACCAGAATTCCAGCTATTCAAGAAGCGGTTGAAAATTTCATCGGTAAAAAAGCAAACAAATCAGTAAATCCCGACGAAGTTGTTGCATTAGGCGCCGCAATCCAAGGTGCGGTTCTTACTGGAGATATGAATGATGTACTTCTTTTAGATGTTATTCCATTGTCATTCGGTATTGAGACTATGGGTGGTGTAATGACAAAAATCATTGAAGCAAACACGACTATCCCAATCAAAAAACAACAAACATTCTCAACAGCCGTTGATAATCAACCGACCGTAGATATTCACGTACTACAAGGTGAAAGACCAATGGCGAACGATAATAGATCTTTGGGTAGATTTTTCTTGGAAGGTATTACACCAGCACCGAGAGGTGTCCCACAAATCGAAGTCACAATTGATATTGATGCGAATGGAGTTCTTCACGTTACAGCCAAAGATCAAGCGTCTGGTAAGGAAAACAAAATTAGAATTGAAGGTGGTTCTTCATTAACATCAGAAGAAATTGAAAGAATGAAACGTGAGGCTCAAGAAAATTTGGAACAAGACAAATTAGCCCAACAAAGAGTTGAATTATTCAATCAATGTGACACCCAAATTTTCAACACCAAGAAAAATATGGAAGATTGGAAAGATAAATTTACTGAATATCAATCTAGTAAATTAAACGAATGTCTCAAAAATTTGGAAGACGCATATTCCGAACGAAATGAGGAAAAGTGTAAAGAATACTCAGAAAAACTCAATCAAGTTTTCACCGAAGTTTCGAATGAAATTTACTCAACAATGAAACCAGAAAATGATATGAATGTTTCAAATGACGTTCAAGATATTGAATACACTGAGATAGAAAAGTAACTTGTGTATATTTATAGAAGACCGACCCCTAAAAAAGGTCGGTCTTTTAATTTTGAAACTATGGCAATATCAAAACAAACAATCGAGGGAACAAAAATTATAAATGAACTACAATCAAGTAATCTAGTAAGAACGGAATACGACACTAGTGATAGTAGTTTGATTGTCGAATTCAAGAATGGAACTAAATATTCTTACGAAAACGTCCCTCACAAAATCTATGCTCAGTTCAGACTAGCCGAGTCCCAAGGAAATTTTTTCAACACAAAAATTGCAAAAGTGTTCAAATACAAAAAACTGACTTGATAATATATTTATCGTGAATGGAAGGTTACCAAGAAATACTCAAATCTTTTGAAACAAGAGACATACTCAATGGTGAGATATGGAATGATGTATTCTCGGACAACCCAAAATTGAAACCCCAAATTAGAAAAATTTTATTAAAAATAGCATCTGAGTTTCAAGGTTACTTGGGTGATGATATTTTTATTTCAGATGTAAGATTTACAGGTTCTCTAGCTAATTATAATTGGTCTAAGTTTTCAGATATTGATTTACATTGTATTGTAGATTTTGAACAATTCAATCCATCGGAGAGAGAATTATACAAAGAACTTTTCAATTTAAAAAAAACACTTTTTAATGAAAATCATAACATAAGAGTTAAAGGTTATGAAGTTGAATTGTATGCTGAGGATATTACAGAAAAACACGTGTCATCGGGTGTCTATTCAGTCCTATTTAATGATTGGATTAATCAACCAATAAAGAAAAAAGTTAATATAGATAAGAAATTTTTCTTGAAGAAGGCTGATACAATGATGGATAGAATAGATAATCTGATGATTGATGTAAGAGATTTAGATATTGATACTGCATTAACCAAAATAAAAGATTTTAACGACAAACTCAAAAAATACAGAAAATCTGGACTAGACAGAGGTGGTGAACTTTCATATGAAAATATGATATTCAAGTTTTTAAGACGAAATGGATACTTAGAAAAACTTTTCACATTCAAAAATGAGTTGATGGATAGAAAACTTTCACTCTGATTATCAAGAAAACCAATTATTTAACATTTCAGTATATTTATAACATAAAAAACTATGGAAGGAGCATTCAGCGCAGGCACAGAATATTTTGAGTGTAGAGAATGTTATAGTAGTACAGGATGTACTTGTACATCTCTAACTCAAAAAACATTACCACATCCTATTTGGTCATCCAATCGAGAAGTTGCTATAATCCAACTAGGTATGGTTCAGTTGGGCGGTATGCACGGTTTAAATTCATAAAAAAAAACTAAAAAAATAATAAAATGGCAGATCTAAAACCTATTGGAAGTGAAAAATTAACAGGTGAATCTAAAATCAAAAGAATTCTAGAAATTTCTCGTTACAAAGAAAACATTCCAAATAATATTAATGAAACCACAAGAACTGAATACAGTAAAGTTCTATCCGATGGAAAAGAATATGAAATTGTTAAAGAAAAAATGGGATATGTAATCAAAAAAAGGGTAGATGAATCCTATGATTACATTGAACCTATGAAAAATAGAAAACATTACAATTCATATTCCGCAGCTTTGAAGCGTTTAAATTTGATAGCTAAAGAAGTCAATAGACTATCGGAAAACGAAGAAGAAACACCTTTATTCAATTTGGGTGAACAAAAAAGATTTACACTAAAAACCCCAAAACCACAATTACCTCCACCAGCACCAGCCACAGATCAACCAGTCGCATCAAGTGAAATGCCAGTTCCGATGGGAGATGTAACTTCAGCTGATGATATGCCACCTGTTGATATGAGTCAAAATATGGGAAGTGAAGAAACACCTATGCCTGATATGGGTAGTGAAATGCCCGATATGGGTGGTGGAAAAGAAGAGGTTACTTTTCGTACAATTCAAAAATTAACAGGCAAATTAGGTCAAAAACTTAGAATGTTAGATGATACTATATCGAAATTAGAGGACGAAGATCGTGAAGATATTTTGGCTAAGTTTGAAGAAGATTATGATGAGGATATGATGGGTTCTGAAGATATGGGTTCTGAAGATATGGGTGATCAAATTGATGTTGACACCGAAGTTGATATTGAAGAACCTACTATGGCCGCACCCAAAGAAGAATTCGATGAAGAAACTGAAGAGGGAATGATTCGAAAAAAAATTGGATCAATTATGGACTCAGTTTTCACAGAATCTGAAGTTGAAAAACTTTTATCTCAATATTATCGTGTAAATGAAAACGAGAAAAAGTTGAAAGAAAAAAGGGTAAGTGAATATAGAAAAGTAGTTTTGAATCAAGTAAAACAACTTGCTGAAACAAAAAAACAACAAGATAGTGCTGAGTTCATTATAACCGAAACTAAAGGATTTAAATTCAAAGGTAAAACAAATCTTAAAAACTTAGTTTTTGAAAATAATGGTGAAATTTTAAAAATCGATTTAGATGGACAATTTCTATGAGTCATTTAATTTATATCAACGGACTAGGTCCGAATTATAAAGGGGATAACATTTACGAATTTATCTTCAGTGACTCTTTTGATGTGTGGGGTGAAAACTGGGACTCTAAACCAGCTCACGGACATCCATTACCACCTGAAATAAAATACATATCTAAAGTCGGTGTTCTACGTAACACCGAAGTCGTATTAGACTTAGTTCAAAATTCAGATTATATGGGTGTAATAGATGCGATGGAGGATATAATTGCACTTGGTTGGGAAACGGATGATAGTTGTGGTGAAAATAAAAGATTAGTCTTCAAGTTCGGTGAACCTGAACAAAATATTAAAGATAAACTTTACGAAAGAGATATCGTATTGGAATTTGAAAAACAAATGTCTTATGTCTAAAATTAAAATTAACAAGTTAGTAAAAGCGGGACTAAGTAGAAATATGGTTTCACAATTGTCCGAAAGAGAAATGGATGTTTTAATTCAAAAATTTATTTTGAATGAACAAACAACTATGGTTCCAGCAAGAGATCAGGCGACAATTAAAAAGTTGAAAGATCAGAAAAAAATATTTGCGGTTTATGAAAAAGAAGTTACTGAGGATGAGGAAGATCCTATGAACTTTGAGAAAGGAGAAAGAACTCAAGATCCTCACCAAGTTGGACCATCGTCAGATGATGGTTTTGGTGATTACGGGGATGGTATGGATGAAGGTGAAATGACTGAAAAAACCCAAAAGAAAAATCCTTGGGCAATTTGTACCGCCACGATGGGTAAAAAATTTGGTACAACAGAAAGAAGCGATTGGTCTAAAAGACAGATGAAAGAATATGAAAGATGTGTAATGGATGTTAAAAAACAAATCAAAGAAAATAAGAATCCAATACTTCCGATTTTAGAAAATATAACTAGGAAACAGATTGAAACCAATTTGTTACCTCAAATGGATAAAGCCTCGTTAATTGAGATGATTACCAAGAACCAGTCTATTGTCAAAAGACCACTCTATAATTCACTCGACAATAAAACAAAAAAAATGGACAAACCAATTGGAAAAATGTTTTCAATTACCAAGGAAGAACTTGAAAGTGAAGTTGGAGAGATGGAAAAAACAGAGGGAAAAACACGCGAGTTATCACCTAACCCTGGTAAAACGAAAATCCCTGATTACTTAACTTTTGATCAACTTAATATTAAATTTAAAAAGTAATGTTAAAGAAAAAATTTATTCAAGAAGCACCAATTGACTATGGTGATAGACCAGAAAGAATGGATCCTGGTATGCAAAGGAAAATAGAAACTGGACAAACCCCTATTTCAAAACAACCTTTTATGCCCAAAATAACAGGGCCACAAACTTTTGAGGAAGTTATCGCATCCGAAAGATTTAAACAAGTAATTGAAAACATTCGTAGGTATGCTGATCTACCAGGTCCAGTTGATATGCGAAATATTGGTCAATTACAGATGTTATTAATGTCAGCACTACGTGAGATTGTAGGAATTGAAAGACAACACAAAGAATATTTAGAAAACTTGTCAATTGAGTTGGTAAGAAAAGAGTTGGAAATAGCCCCCTCAGAAATAGAGTATGAATCTTATTTGGTTAGTCCTGGTGATATTTCCAACGAAGGTTTTCAAATGAAACCTGAAGAGAAATCCGCAGAAGAAATAGCAAAATTATTTCAATCTCCAGAAACGGAAGAGACTGAAGAAGAAAATCCAGTCGAAGCTTTACTCAAAGCCTTAGATGATTTCAATATCGAGAGAAGTAAGAGAAGATTGATTAATATGTTTATTCAAGGGGCTGGAGCTAAAGCCCAGTATATGTATCATTTGATTGAGGAAAAATTAAATGAACTAAATCCAAGATTATTAAATTTATATGGAACATTAATGTCCATCAATGAAATGCTTTATTGGATATTAAGTGAAAATATGTTAGAAAATTTGATGGGTAGTAAAGCAGGTTCTGTGGAGGTTGATACAAATCAAGACCCCCCGAAAGTTATCGCCAAAGGTGTCATTTTTCCAGTATTACTACACGAGTTGGTGAAAGGAACATATGAAGTTATTGGAAAATTTGGTCTTCCATCAAATCCTGAAAAACAAAAAATGATTACAGGATACGAGGATACACTTCCTGCTGAAGTTTGGGATTTAAGATTCGGACCAGTATTTTGGGAAAGATTGATCAGTGTATATCCTGATAGAATCTTTGAACCAGGTCAAAGATTCATACAAAATTACTTGTTTCAAAAGTTTGTTATGATGACACCCGAAGAATTTATTAATCTTACAAAAATGATTCTTTTGGGTAATCCTAAGGCAAATCAAATTTTGGACAGAATGGTAAAAGAAATAGCTGAAAGATTAAGAGAATTGGAAAATCAAGCTAGTGAGGAAGATGAGGACGATGGATTGGGTGATATTAATATTGATGATATCTTCAATCGATAACTGAAATGAAATGGGATTTACAAAAGAACAACTTTTACTTGAGTACACCAAGTGCGTTAGAAATACCGAATATGCTTTAAAAACATATTTGCAAACTTACGATAACACACAATCAAAGTATGTCCCTCTAGAACTTTTTCCAGATCAAGTAACTCTTATTAATGATTACGAAGAACACAACGAAAACATAGCAAAAAAATATAGACAAGCTGGTGTATCTACCGTGACTGCCGCTTGGATCAGTAAAAAATTAGCATTTGCGCTCAAAAACAAACCTGAAAAGGTTTTGTGTATTGCGAATAAATTAGATACTGCGGTTGAATTTGCTAATAAAGTAAGAGGATTTATTGATCAATGGCCAAATTGGGTAGGTGTTACGTATAGTAATGAAAAAAACTCACAAAGACACTTTAAAATTTCTAACGGATGTGAAGTCAAAGCGGTTGCTACGTCTAAGGATGCTTTGAGAGGTTATACACCAACAATTCTTATTTTTGATGAGGCAGCATACATTGAAGCGGATAGTGATTTCTGGGCGGCTTGTATGGCCTCATTGTCTACTGGTGGTAAAGTAATTGTTATTTCAACACCCAACGGATATGACCCGATTTATTACGAAATATATGATCAATCTTTACGAGGAATCAATGATTTCAAAATAACTGAAATGTTTTGGTGGAGAGATCCAAGATATACCAAAGATTTACAATTTTTGAAAGTAGATGACCTCATTCACTTCTATCTCAACAGAGACGAATATCCAGATTTGGAAATTGTAGATTTTTCTGAAACCTTACCATCAGATCGTGACTATGGTGAGATACAAAAATTAATTGAGACTGGATACAAACCAACTTCAAATTGGTTTGAAAAAATGGTCAAAAAATTAAAGTATGATAAAAGAAAAGTAGCTCAAGAGTTAGAATGTAATTTTTTGGGATCTGGTGATAATGTATTTGATTCTAATTTGGTTCAAAAAATATTGGAAAATGATGTAAAAGATCCAGTGAATAAAATGGTTAGTGGTGGTTTGTGGTTATGGAAAGAACCGATTTTGGGACACAGATACATAATGGGAGTTGACGTAAGTAGGGGTGATAGTGAGGATTTTTCAACTTTCCAAATTTTTGATTTTGATGACAAAGAACAAGCAGTTGAATATTTGGGAAAACTACCACCTGATAATTTGGCGGATATAGTTTATAAGTGGGCAACAATGTACAAAGCATTTGTTGTTATTGATATTACTGGTGGTATGGGTGTGTCAACTGCAAGAAAACTTCAAGAACTCGGTTACAAAGATCTTTATGTCGATGGTATGGATATTGCTAACAAATGGAAATTCGATCCAAAAATGCAAGACAAAATACCAGGGATTAATTTCAATAATAAAAGAGTACAGATTATCTCAGCTTTAGAAGAATACTTTCGTCACGGTTTAAAGATACATTCAATTCGTCTTATAAATGAAATGAACACATTTGTTTATATCAATGGTCGTCCAGATCATATGAAAGGACAACACGACGATTTAATTATGTCACTTGCTATGGCGGTGTACGTTGCTGATTACTCATTCACTCAGCTACAAAAAGTATCACAACAAGCAAAAGTCTTACTAGAATCTTGGGAAGTAAAAACATATGAACAACCCTCGTCCCAACACTTTAATCCAGCATTACCAAATACAAATTATAAAGAAAATCCAGCGTTTAGAAACCAACCATCAAGAGCTGACTACGAACAGTATTCTTGGTTGTTTGGTGGCGGTAAGCGTTGATTTATAAAGCGAAATATTTATTGTTAAAAGATGGAAGATAAAAATCTAACAATATGGCAAAGGTTATCTCAATCCTTGGGACCGAACTCACTTTTAGGTCAAGATATACCCACTTACAAGTTTGATAAAAAAGAGTTACTCAGAACACAAAGTAAAGATGAGTATGAAAAACAAAAACTTCAAGCACAACAAACTTACTATCTAGTAAGTCAATGGGCTAAAGTTGAAAATAACTTATACAACCAAGCAGTATACTATGAACCTACTAGATTAGCATCATACTATGATTTCGAAAGTATGGAATATTCGTTAAGTTCTGAAACACTCATAGCAACACCTGATGGTTTTATAACTATAAAAGACCTTGCAGATAAAGGTATGATGATGGATCACATATAATCGCAACTTATGGTCACAGATTTTTGAAACGCGATGGTGTTTTCGAGGTTGTTGAGAATTTGAAACCGGGTGATTCTATGATGCCATTTTATCGTAAATCATTTTATGATAATCAAAATTATAATTGGGTATATGTATGTAATTCTAATGAAGGACATCACGGATGGGTTTCTGAACACAAATTAATTGCTGAATGGTATTACAACACTAAAGTTAGTACTGACGAGGAAGTTCATCACAAAGATTTTAATGGTAAAAATAATAACCCTGAAAATTTACAAATTATGAATATTTCAGAACACAGGGCTTACCACAGGAAATTGAATAATGAAAAACTTTGGGCTAATCCAGAGTATAGGGAAAAAATGTCAATTGTTGCTAAAAGAAAAGGAAAATTGAGTTGGAATGGAAGAAGAGCTGGGGTAAAGAATCCAGCTTATTTTCATATACCATACGACTTGATAGTTCAAAAAGCAACTGAACATAAAACTTTAATGGGAACAGCGAACGCTCTTAAGGTTTCATATAAAAAATTACAAAGAGAAATAACCTATGCTGGTTATAAAGATTGGAGTACTTTTTGTTTTGCTTATGGTATTGAAAGATCAAAATACTCAACAGCCAAAGTTAAAGGTGATAGTTATGTGTTCAACCATAAAATTGTAAGTATTGAACCACATGGAGTTGTACCAGTATATGATTTGAGTGTACCTGGATATAAAAACTTTGCTACTGACACCATATTTTCCCATAACACACCAGAAATTGCGTCTGCGTTGGACACATACGCTGAAGAATCAACAACAGTTGATGAAAATGGTTTTATGTTACAGATTTATTCTGATTCACCCAGAATTAAATCAATTCTAGCAGATTTATTTAATAATGCTCTAGACATCAACACAAACTTACCTATGTGGACACGTAATACAGCAAAATATGGTGACAATTTTGTGTTTTTAAAACTAGACCCTGAAAAAGGTGTTGTTGGCTGTTTACAACTCCCAAATATTGAAATAGAAAGGATTGAGGTTGGAATGAAAGGACGGGCAACATCAGGATTCGGTGCTGCACAAGCTTCGAATGCTGACACAAAAAGTCTAACATTCACTTGGAAAAACAAACAATTGGATTTTAATAGTTGGGAAATAGCACACTTCAGATTGTTGGGGGATGATCGTAAATTACCTTACGGAACTGCTATGACAGAAAAAGCTAGGAGGATTTGGAAACAATTGGTACTGGCTGAAGATGCAATGCTTGTTTATAGAACATCTAGAGCACCTGAGAGAAGAGTATTCAAAGTTTACGTAGGTAATATGGACGATGCCGATGTTTACCCATATGTCCAAAGATTTGCACAACAGTTCAAAAAAGATCAGATTGCTGACCCGAAAACAGGAAATGTTGATATGAGGTTCAACCAAATGGCGGTAGACCAAGATTTTTTCATACCTGTTCGTGATCCAGCAGCACCAACACCGATTGATACATTGGCTGGTGCTCAAAACCTATCAGAAATTGCGGATATAGAATATATTCAGAAAAAACTTTTAACCGCACTTAGAATTCCTAAAGCATTTTTAGGTTTTGAAGAACCCGTGGGTGATGGGAAGAATTTGTCGTTACAGGATATCCGATTTGCAAGAACTATCAATAGAATTCAAAAGTGTATGATTGCCGAACTAAATAAAATTGCAATTATACACTTGTTTCTACTTGGGTTTGAAGATGAATTAGGTTCATTTCAATTATCACTTACTAATCCATCCAAACAAGCTGATTTACTTGCGGTAGAAGTTTGGAAAGAAAAAATGTTGTTGTATAGAGATGCGGTTACAAAAATTGAAGGGATTGCCCCAGTATCGGTAGCTTGGGCTAAAAAACACGTTCTTGGGTTTTCGGACGATGAAATCAAACTTGATTTACAACAACAGAGAATGGAAATGGCGGTTGCCGCAGAACTCACAAACACACCTAATGTTATTAACAGAACTGGTTTATTTGATAACATTGATAAGTTATATGGAAAACAAACATTGAGTGGTGAAACTTCTACGTCAGAAACCGCACCTATGGGTGGAGCAGAACCTTTACCACCAATAGGTGGTGATATGGGAAGTCCTCAACCTGATTTTGGTGGCGGAGGGTTACCACCCGCACCAGAAGAACCTACGTTAGCTCCAGAGAGTAGGAAAAAAACACCAAATATAATTTTGGAAAGAATGCAAATTGATACTATAGATGACATTGATTTCAGTAAAGGTGAAAAAATACTGAACTCAATTCAAAATGAACTAGACAAATTATCGGATTGAACTATTTAATAATAAAAAAACTATGAAATTTGGAGAACTATTTTCAGCGGTAGAAAATCACTTGATATCCTCTTACGAAAAGGGAATATTTGAATCAGAAATAAAAACATTCAAAAATTTAATTTTGAGAAATGAAGAGCTATCATCGATATTTCATCTTTACAATCAATTGAATGAAACAAAATCTTTAGATAGAGAATCGGCTGAATTATTAATTCAAGAAACAATTAGACAAATTGACACTCTGAAACCTAACACAAAAAAGAAATTAGCCGAATTATGGGTAAAAAATGTAAAGACAAAAAATATCTATGAGGATATAGACAATTTAATTTATACGGACATTTCAAATTTAGTAGAAACCGTACAATCCAAAAAGAAATTAATTTCAACACTAACGGAAACTATTCAGCCTAAAGAAAAAATCAATATACCAATAACAACACTATTTAAGATAGCCAATCGAACAACAGCTGAATATGTTCAAAGTTTGGATGAAGATACAAAAAAAGAATTGTCAAACATCCTCACAGAAGATGCTCAAGTATTAGAAAACAAATACGACAAGTTGAAAGAGGAAACAATAGAAAAGTTGAAACAAAAATTGTCAGAAAATTCGGGTGAAGTTTACGATAAAATTGAACAAGTTCTCTATCAAATTGACAAGGAGTCATTTGACAAAATTAATTACGTAAGATTAAAGTCTTTATCAGACAATTTATAATCTTAGTTTTCTGAGTCACGTTTTTTTTGAATGAACTGGGCTTTCAAAATTTCTTTTCTTCTTTTTTGAGACTTACTTTCAAAAGACAATCTTGATAATAGTCCTTCATTCTGTTTAGTTTTGATAATTTTTCCTTTTAATAATTTTAAGGATCTATCAAGATTTGGTGTTCCGTTTACTTTAATTTTAATCATGTGTAATAAATAATACAAAAGTTAAAAAAAATTTGATTTCTATCAATAATTGTGTTATTTTTTTGTCAAAATAAACGAGTATAGAATATGAATAAATGAAGAAAGGTAAGACCTGTAAATTGACTGGATTTACAAGATTAAAAAGTACGTATGGAACTGTGGATTCCAAAACATTTAAATCTTTGTATTTAAACATACAAAGTTGGGTGACACCCCAAAAAAATGTCGATAACTGGTCAAGAATTGTAAATTTTTTAAATAGAGAAATTAAAGAGACCATAAACGAATTTTTGGACACAACGTTATTACAACCAAAATTCATTTTAGATTTAGACCTTAGAACAAGTGGATTAGTAACGGGAAAGAAAAGTTTTATGAACTTAGAAATAACTTTTTTTGTAGCAAAAAATGTGGAGTTCAAATCATCTTCATTAAGAAATCACCTTCAAAATCTAACATCAATTATAAACTCCGAAAATTTTACTAAGAATAACTACTTCAAATTTGAAAAAACAAAGAAACTGAAAACAATTGATATTAACTAATATTTATCAATAAAAATTTCAATGAAAATATTAGGACCTAATGAAGTTGGTAGAGGAATACTAATCGAAATGGATGCTGGATACATTTCAGCAACCGATGAAAGAAACTTAAAAGTTATTCAAGAACAAAAAAGTCAATTAGATTATTCGAAACCTTTTGAATTTTACGCAGTACTTCAAAAATACAATACACCAAATAGAAATGGTAGAATATATCCCGAAGAAATTCTTAAAAGAGAAGCTGAAAACTATAAAAAATTAATTAAGAAAGGTGTCGCATTATCTGAATTGAATCACCCAGAATCGTCCCTAATTGATTTGGATAGAGTTTGTCACATTATCACAGATCTTTGGTGGGAAAATCAAATGTTACTAGGTAAGTTGAAGTTATTGACCTCACCAGGATTTCACGAGAGAGGTATTGTTTCCACAAAAGGAGATCAGGCCGCAAACTTATTAAGACAAGGTGTTACTTTAGGTATATCATCAAGAGGTGTTGGATCATTAAAAAAAGTCGGAGAACAAAATGAAGTTCAAAAAGATTTCGAATTAATATGTTTTGACTTGGTTTCTTCACCATCAACACCGGGAGCATATCTATTTTCGAATATTGATGACAGACATTCGTTTGATGAAAATATTGAAGAAGAAAAAAGAATGAGACAAATATCCACAGAATCATCAAATAATGGTAATCCCATGAACCGCTCTATTGACTTAATGAATAAATTGAATAACTTTTTAAGAAAATAATCTATGGAAGAATCAAAGTATTTTGTATCAAAGATACAATATGACCTACCTGATGAAAATTCAGGTAAGATCAAAAAGATCACTGAAATGAAACTTGTTAAAGCAATTTCAGTTACAGACGTTGAAGCTAAGGTTACTGAAAAGTATCAAGGTTTCCAACACGATTGGCGAATAACATCGGTAATCGAAAGTAAAATCGATGAAGTGATCGAGTAAAAATCAACCCCACCAAAGAGTGGGGTTTTTTTTTGGAAATTTTTTTTACAACAAAAATTGTAAAAATCAATATTTTTTACGCTATGGGCATATTTATATGGAAAAATTTAATATTTCTATGGCAGACAAAAAGTCATTAGTAGAGGAAGCACTTCTTCAGATGAAAAATCTTGAAGATGTTGTTACTGAAAACGCAAAAGGAATACTTGCTTCGACTATGAAGGAAGAAATCTCTGAGTTGGTAAAAGAGTCTTTGAAAAAGAAGACTAAAAATAAATTAAAAGAACAAGACGAACCAGATATGGATTCTGAGGAAGAAATGGATATGGATTCTGAAGAAGAAATGGATATGGATTCTGAGGAAGAAATGGATATGGATTCTGAGGAAGAAATGGATATGGGTACTGAGGAATTTGACATTGATGTAGAAGATGATGTGGTTGAAATACCAGACAATGCCCGAAACTATGTCCGATAGTCAGTTAGATCAACTTATGAATGATATTTTCTCAGAAGAAATGGATGAAGAGATGTATGATGAGATGGGTGATGAAATGGGTGAAGAGATGGATGAGGAAATGGATGAAGTTGTATATGAAATCTCGATGGACGAAGAGGAAATGGATGAAGAAGAAATGGATGAAGAGGAAATGGATGAAGAAGTCGAAGAAACTATGCACGAATCCAAGTTTGGTATGAAACCTATTATGTTTTCCGACTGGAAAAAAGGTAAAGCTCTTGGTACTAAAGCTGAGACAAAAGAGTCAACAACTACCAAACCTAAAGAAAAAGAAAAGGTAAAAACTGATAAGGAAAAATCAAAAAGTCCTTTTCATAGACCAGGTGAAAAAACAGCACCTAAAGCTAAAAAAACTGAAACCAAAGAAGGTATGGGTAAAATTCAACCAACAGGAAAATCTAAAGGTGTTGGAATGAATCTTTCGCCAAAAAAATTCGAATACAAAGAAGGAAAAAAACATGATATTTCTGCGGTTGAAAGAAAAATAGCTGGAGCTTTTTCTAAGGGAGAAACTAAGGAAGCGGCTAGAACTTTAGGTAATGGAACAAGAAATTACGCCTTGAGAAAGGGTTTACCAAAGATGAAAGTCATCCCTAATTCTGCGATTAAAGAAGAAGTTGAATCATTGAGACAGAAAAATGTTGAATATCAAAAAGCATTGAATGTATTCAGAGAAAAGCTTAATGAGGTTGCTGTTTTCAATTCAAATTTGGCTTATGCTACAAGATTATTCACAGAACATTCAACTTCCAAACAAGAGAAAATCAACATCTTAAGAAGATTTGATGATGTAGAGACGATTAAAGAATCTAAAAATCTTTACAACACCATCAAAAACGAATTAACTAGTTCAATTAATAATGTGGTTACAGAATCGATGGAAAAAATTGAAAAAACACATTCATCTGGATCAGCACAAAATTTGATTGAATCAAAAACGTATGAAAATCCTCAGTTTATGAGAATGAAGGACATCATGCAAAAAATTAACAAATAAACAAATAAAAAACTAAATAAAACTAAAATGGGTGCATTATTAGAAAGCGGTCTAGTTGGTAATATCGGGTTGAAACACCTCAAAGTTATCAAAGAAGACACAATTAACAAGTGGGATAAACTTGGGTTCTTAGAAGGACTTAAAGGCCATATGAAAGAAAACGTTGCTCAATTGTATGAGAACCAAGCGTCTTTCTTGATTAACGAAGCTTCATCAACTTCAGACAGCGGTTCATTTGAAACTGTTGTATTCCCTATCGTAAGAAGGGTATTCTCTAAACTTTTAGCGAACGATATCGTATCGGTTCAGGCTATGAACTTACCAATTGGTAAATTGTTCTACTTTGTTCCAAAGATTCAAGGTTATTCTGGTGGTACATCACCAAACGACTTGGGTTGGTTAGGACAAAGTGGTGACCACTACGCTCCAATCGGATCACCTGGAAACTATCCAGGAAACCAAAATGCTGGTTATACTGCAGGTGATAGTACAGGTACTTACAACCCATATTACCAAAAAGATCTTTACGATTTATTCTATGAAGGTGATGAGGCAACTCTTAACCCTCCAGGTCTTTTCGATTATTCAAAAGGTAAATGGACAGCAACAACAGCAACAACAGCAACGGTTGCTTGGAATGCTGGTGGTAACTTAGTTGTCTCTGGTTATGGATCATCTGATTATCGTAAGGTAATCTTGGTTATGAGTGGTTTCTCAAATGCTGGTGCTGGTCAATTGATTGGTCCTAATGGTAACACTATGGATACTGAAGAATTCCTTTCAGGTCTTAACATCTTCGGTGCGTATGCTAACACAACAACATCTAGTCAAGCACCAGGTAATGGTAATCCTTATCTTTTCAGAGTCGTAACTCAGAAATATGGTAAAGGTATTGTACAATATGGTACACAAACGAACACAACATGGCCAATCGGTAATAACTCAGGTGGTGCATACAATAACGTATGTGATGCCAATGGTATTATTTATTTGGAAGTTGATCTACAACAACCAGTATGTGTATCTTGTGGACAGACAACACCTGATGGTTATACAGGTTCTACATTCTCTTCGTCAACTGCGAATAACAATGCGTTCATTGCTATTTACAGAGTTTATAAAGAATTAGAATTTGAAGATCAAATTGGTGAAGTTTCTTTCGATTTGGAATCAGTAACAGTATCTGTGACTGAAAGAAAATTGAGAGCACAATGGTCTCCTGAACTTGCTCAAGACGTTTCGGCATTCCACAATATTGATGCAGAAGCTGAGTTAACAGCTCTTCTTTCTGAGCAAGTTGCGGCCGAAATCGACAGAGAAATCTTAAGAGATTTGAGAAAAGGTGCTGCTTGGAATTTGAGATGGGATTACAACGGTTGGAAGAGATTAGCTTCTACTGGTACAACTCCTTACACTCAAAAGGATTGGAATCAAACACTTATCACCGCCATCAACCAGTTGTCTGCACAAATTCACAAGTCAACTTTAAGAGGTGGTGCTAACTGGATCGTTTGTTCTTCTGAAATTTCTGCGATTTTTGATGATTTGGAATACTTCCACGTATCAAACGCGGCTCCTGAGCAAGATCAGTACAATATGGGTATCGAAAGAATCGGTACACTTTCTGGAAGATATCAGGTTTATAGGGATCCATACTTCCCACCAAACCAGTTGATCATCGGACACAAAGGTACGTCATTGTTAGATACAGGTTACATTTACGCTCCGTATGTACCTCTACAATTGACACCTACAATGTACAATCCATTCAACTTTACACCTATCAAAGGTATAATGACAAGATACGCTAAGAAAATGGTTAACAACCGTTTCTACGGACGTGTGACTTGCGATGGTATTCGTACTTTCGATTTGAGAGAATTACGCTAATTTTCTCAATGGTAATTGAAGAAAAGGGACAAGAAATTGTCCCTTTTTTTTTTACTCTTCAGTTTTGGGTGATGATAAGAGTAAAATTCTCAACGATTTTGAAATTACTTCACTTTCTTTGAGAGAAAAAACACCATTCATATGAGCAAAAGTTAAAGCTTGTTGTATACAATAAGCCGCTTGGGCGGGATTAATATCGTCTATAAATTTAGATAAATTTTCTTCCGAATCATAATTTATTGAACCAAATAAAGTTCCCAAAATTTTAGATTTTTCCTGTTCATTTTCCATATTGAATGTATTTACAATAAGTTAGTAAAAAAAAATGAATAATCAACTTAGGGAAGATTTAGCTGTTTGGTTTGGAACCAAAAAAAAGAAGAAAGGGAGTAAAGAACCACAAGGTCCTTGGGTTAATATTTGTCGAAAAAAAGAAGGAGGTGGACATCCACCTTGCGGAAGAGGTGACACGGATAAAGGTGCATATCCAAAATGTAGAGCTAAGAGTGTTGCATCAAAAATGACAGATGCACAAAAGAAATCGGCTTGTCAACAAAAAAGAACTGCAGAAAAAAAAGACACACAATCAGGTAAAGGTCAAAAACCTGTGTATACATCATATAAACCTAAAAAAACTAAAAAAAACGAGGCTATGAGAGCCATCATAAAAAATCTTCTGCAGGAAACAATAAATCGTAAACAAATGCTTGAACTCGGGACATTAGTAGAGTTAGAACATACTAAAAATCCAAAAAGAGCTAAAGAAATTGCCAAAGATCATTTAGACCAAAATTCAAAATATTATTGTCTAATGTTTAGAATTGGTCTGATTGATGAAAAAGATGCAAAAAAAATGGCAAAAGAGGTTTGTCCTACGATTCGAGAAAATGAAGAATACCTCTGAGGGAATATTTGATATTCTGGGTAATCCTTTTTTCCATCAAAGACCTTTTTAATTCAATTTTTTCGTTGAATTTTTGAATGAGTTTTTCGTGAAGAAATTCGTTCAAGTACACATTATACGCACAATGATCATTAACGATGTTTACGTTTACTGAGTCAATTGTAACAAACAAGTTTTTACCATCATTTTTGATGTATCGTTTGTTCGTAATTGGTGTCATTAAGAGTTCACTAGTGTCATCATCAATCAAGTTGATACAAATTTTGAAAGCAATCATTTCATATCTTGATTGCATTTTCGGTCTGTAATACCTAAGAGTTTGGATGTATCTCTTTTTGAAAAATCGTTTGACTTGTAAATAAATTTTTTTCATTGTCTTGGTTTGTGTCACAAATATAAAATGGATAATTCAAAAAACCAAATCAACAATAAGGTGGTGAACATCTTTTTTTTCCATCCAATCCTTTGATCTTTCCTTTACAAACTTGGATAGCGTAACCATTGGCGTAAGCACTGGGGTAAACGTCAAATTTTGCCTTAGCTGCTGTTTTACCACGTGCACACAGTTTAGTCCCAGTTTTTTTACGACCCTCTTGTACTTGTAATTGATCACCATTAGATCGAGACTCCAAATACTTGATATACATTTCCAAACCATTCAAACCAAAGTAATCGAGATTATTTTCATTGAACCAACCTAATACTTCTTTGAAATCGACTTGTCGGTGTATGTTTTTTAAACATTCAACTTCACCTTTCATACTAGATGATGTTGTTTGTTCCTGCATCATACTTGTCGAATCAGTCAAGTGATTTTTCATAAAATCATAAACCTGATCAATAGATTCGGTTGACGATGCAATATGATCTTGAGCCCAATCATGACCATCGTCCAATAATTGTTCGACTTGAGTTTTATCGTATTGTAATAATTCGGTTGCTTGGTCTCGAATTTGTTCCAAGTTAGAAAAAAACATATATCTATCTTTCTGTTCTGATAGAATTTTAGATAGTTTTTCGTACTGTTCTTTAGTCAAAATAAGTTTTTTCATTTTTCATTCACGATTTGAAAAGTTAATTGTCTTTTATAAGTATCTTTTTGTCCACTAGTATTCACTTTGATATCAACATAGTATTCATTAGGAATTTTATCTCTAGTGTCAAAAATAAAATAATATTCATTTGGTGTTCTGTTGATCGGTGTCCATCCTTGGACTTCAACTTCAGTTTGTCCTTCCCTCACATACACTCTGTATTGTGCTTCAATGTTTTGTAAAACGAAAGCACTACTATAGGCTTGTTTAATTACCACCATTACCTTCCGAATGTCTGTATTTACAATCTTTTCATTTTGTTTGATACCACTGAAATCAAAACCATATAGAAGTGGATCTTTGGACACGCTTCCGATTTGATAAAAAGCTGAAGAAGATTGTAATACAAACTGGTTCTCAACATCATCAAGGCTGTTTCCTTGAGCTATGATGTTTGTCCATTTATCCGTAAATTGACAAGGTGTGTTGTATCCCGATAATGGTGGAATTGTGACTTCGTAAACCCCCCTACTTATAAGACAAGTCGAAAGACCTGTGTAACCTGATATTGGTTCATCATCTGGATCTAGAATGTCAACTACAGGGTTTTGGTCTAAGTTTAAATAATCACCATTTGCAAAAATATACAAGTATAATTTATTGGTTCTTCCTTGTACGAACGTTACTCTGTTATCTTCAATCAGATCATCAAACGTAGTTTGTAGAAATGGTTGATAAAATGTTTGAGTATGTCTTGTAAAAAATCCCACAGAATACGTTACGGTGAGTCCTGTGATGTTTTCTATCTGTGGGACATACGCAATACCCCAACCCGTAGATCCTGTCGTAGAACCCGTTATAATCGAATTTATCTCGTGGGTCATATCAAAGTTAATATCTTCATTACCAAATTCGAAATGTTGTATATCAACAATTGTGAGTGCTGAATAATTAAGTCCAGTGTTTCCACTACTTGTATTATTATTACTATAGATTCCAGGATAAGACCAATTTGTAATTGTGGTTGTTTGATACCAGTTAGATGGTCTTGTAGAGAAGGCTTTATTGAACCCCCAACTATCAAGTGCTATTGTATCAACATAATCATAACCAACACCTTCATCCCAAGACTGGGGGTTTCCAGTTGATCCTGAAGATTTTGGTATTCGAAATAATATTAAGTCAAAAGATGTTGCTCTGATTGAACCATCAGAGGCTTCTGTATTGAGTAAATCAATATCAAAACTTGAGGTATTGGTCATCTTGAGAGTGTGTGTCATCGCTGACGTACACCCTGTTGATATGACACCTGATGCAATATTTTCTAGTAATGGTGTAAGATCTAAATCAAAGATAAATCTAGAAAACCCATTCGGCGCGAAATTGTTTAAAGTCGGACCGAAAAATAATTGCATTACAGGATTACGACCTGTATTAACATAACTATCCTTCTGAATCGTGTTGTTTTTAGAAAAATAAGACCTGAAAATCGACATTCATAAATTTTATTATAAATATCAATTTATTCGGATATTTTCATTTAACGCTCTGAATCTCCAAGGAAAAGAAAATAATTCTGTTTTTTGATCACCAGCCCAAGTGAGAGCGTCTGGAGGTAGACTTGGATGAGAATGAACGTGATTTTGTAAAAATCGTGATATCTTCTCAAGATAATCAAATAGTATTTCTCCTCTGATCATTGAATACGTATTTGGTATTACATTATCTTGAAGTTGTTGTTGCGTGATACCCATTAAAGTGTTTGGGTTGGGGGATAGTGAAGGGTCAAATACAATATTACCAGTTCTATGAGACATCATTACTATTGTATCGGCAGCACTCATCATATAGGTTCCAGAATCAGTTGTTACTTGTTTGGGGGTGATTGTTTCGATCACAAGTTCACTTGGTTTACCAATCACACCTTTACTACTTACTAACCCGAATGAATATCCCTTAGGACCTTGACCGGGATTGAGTGTTATTCTAGAGATAAATTGAGACGCATTTGAAAAAACAATAGGATTGTCTACATTTGAACCGGGTTTAAGTAAATTTCGTATTTGAACATTTGGTCTGTAAGCAAATGGAAATCTTTGATTTCCTAAACTAGGTCCGTTTGTGATGTTTCCTTCATTTATTTGATTAATAAATGAATTGATTGCTGTGACTGTAGTCTCTAATGTTGTACCCACAAATTGTTGAGTGTAAACAACATATGAAACATCAGCGAGATCTGAGTCATAATTAATATTATCTGTAAGTGTTTTTTCTACCGATTTTAATTTATACAAGGTTATATCACCCGTGAATGCATTTTGTTGATTATCCAAATTATAAACATTCCACTCAATGAGGTATTGGGTTTCTTGATTGATTTGATTTATTTTTATCAAATCTTGTGATTTTAAATTTTGGGTTTTTGTGTCGAAAGAAGAAACCTGAATATACCAAAACTTTTAACATTTTTAAATGACCCATCTTTATTTTTGATTGCCAAATTTTGTTTTATCCTATAACCCAAAGAAGTATTCTTATTAGCTGCCTGTGCGTTTTCATACTTCATAGTCATCGGACTACTGTATGCTCCTTGTACATAATAAGCATCTTGGTATCTTCTTTCACTATTTTGAAGGATGACACTAATCCTTTCACCAACAGCTGGTACTTGAGAAATAAACATTGGAAGAAGGGGTAAAATAATAAAAGGATCTTTTTCAGTCCAATCATCTTTTCCAGGTACAAAGTTATATCCTTCAAGAACCGATTCAATATTTTGATCAAAAGGATATGCTCTTACACGACCTAACATCATCGGATCTTCGTTATTAACAACAGATGCTGGATATAATATTTTACTCATAGTTATTCCTCAAATTATATTCGTGAAGTACTTTATTATACAAGTTCTCTACATTATCTAAATGTGTTGAAAGATTTATAATCATTTGTTTGGTTTCTTCAAAATCCTCAGCTAAAAAATCCATAGCCTGAACTAATTCATTATTACCACTCGACTTAATCTCGGTAATTATAGAATTTAATTTATCGATATCAATTTTAGATGATTGTATCATATCACTATAAAGTTATTCCCCAAGCTTCTACTGGGGGTTGAGGTACTCCAAATCCCACCGCGGGTGGTAATGGTACTAAAACACTTGTTTTCGAATTTAAGTATCTTTCCCGTTCAACTCCTTGTTGTGAACTGAAAAATGATTGTGTCATAAAGTTGGGAGCACCACTAGGCATAGCTCCTGTGGGAATTCCAACACTTTGAAATTCTTTGATCATTTCTAAGTTTGCTCTAGCTTCTGAAAAACCAGATCTAAATCTTGACAAAGGTAAAAATATTGCTGGTATCTCTATTCGACTACCAGCTAAAGCAACTTGAAATATTTGTTGTATTTCATCTATAATACTTTGACATCTTCGATAATCACCAAATAGTTTGACTAAAATACCTCCAACAGTTAAGAGTTGAAGAATAATCGCCTCCTTCTTGGCTCCATTCTTTTTAAGTTCTTTAATCAAAATCTGTAATAATAATACAATCTCCTTTTTGATTTCTCGAACTAAAATTTTGATAAATTTAGCAAATACTTTTGATGATAGATTAATGAACAATTTACTAAAAACTACAGAAAATTGTACGATGTTTGTAACTTTATCCAATATTTGTCGATATGTGGGTACGGTTGCCGATAACATAATATAAAATCCCAATAAAATTTTGGGTGTCAAGATTGACGAAAAAAACGCTTGTGGAATCGCTTTTAATAATTCAGTATCTACCGCTAACCTAAAATTTAAACCAGGTATAGATATGTTGTTTTGTAAATTGTCAACAAAAGAACTTTCTACAGATTCAAATGCTTGGAGAATTTCTCCAGCAGTGTTGGCACTTAAAACTAACAATATTTGGTTTGTAATTTCTTCATTGTTAACAGGTAATTTGATATTATCACAATCTTGAAACTCAACAACTCCCCTTCTCAAATTTTCAATTGTATAATCTATCTCTCTTAAATCAATTTCGTTAAATTGAAAAAAACTAGCATCAACATCTTGAGTTGGTGAAACTTTAGCAATACCAGATACATCAATTTCGTTTCTATCGTCGAAACATAAACCCAATACTCTTTGTAATAAAAGTTGATATTTACCTTTCACTTCGAGTTGTTGAGAAGATAAATTCATTTGTATACTTACAGCACCACAAATAAGGTCAAAAATCTGACCGAATATGTTTTGTAGATTAATAATTTCAACTTTTCCATAATAGTCAGTTAAAAATTGAGATACTATATTATTTTGTGGTCTATTGATCAAGTCAATTTTAAAAAAACCTCCAGTGTTTCCTAAATTATCGGTTGTACTGAATTCTATATTGAATAGTGGGTTATTTGATACGCCATTATAAAAATTATTAGTGGCCGCAAAATATGATTGTCCTGGTGTTTGAGTCAGCTCGTAAAGGTCTTTATTTAATGGGTAAGTACCATTTACTTGAGTATTGTAGGTTGTTCCAGTTTCATAAAAAATTTTACCGACTTTTGATTCAGGATTAGTCTGTAATATACCAAATAAATCAATCGATTGAATTGGTATGTATAATGAATTTGTGTTTGTACCAACTTGATTTATTAAATTTGAGATGTCATTCCCTAAGAATGTTTGTTCTTGGGAACACCCTAATTGATTGATGGTTTCAGCAATAAATAATTCGGGTAATTCTGATCGAACACTATTAATAGCTTTCACAAAAATTTTCTTTACTGAATCAACTTTTGATTTTGCCTTATCTGTTTTATTTTTTGCACTATCTAGTGAACTAGAGACTTGAGTCCCTACCGATTTCGTACTACCTTCTACAGACTCAATTGCTGATGTTACTTGTGAAGCCAAGTTTTGGACTGGAATTGTTTTTAAAATCTCAACAAGTTGTTCTAATTTGTCTTTTGTTTTTCTTTGATATTCTTTTTTTTGATCCTGTATCTTCTTTAATTGTTCAACAAGTTTTTTTTCTCCAATTTCAAGATTGGATTGTCTTCTTTTGACAATTTCTTGTTTTTGGTTCTGAACCTCGTTATAGGCGGCAACAGCTTCTATTTCATCTCTGATGCCTTGCCATTGTTGATCATATACACCACCCATTTCATTTGTTCATTTTGTATCTATCATCCTCTAATGCTTCAACATCTTTCAAAATGAGAGATTGTAACATATCCTCATCAATATCTGTTAATGACATATCTGATTGATGACTCATAGATTTTTCCCAAATTGTAGACTGAAGTTTAGCCAAAGTGAGTTTTTTTTCAACAACATCATTTATAATCTTTTGTTGTTTTTCTAATACAGGACCAATGGTTTGCATATCTTCAGGATCTTTCAAAAATGACAACATTTTATTTTGAACTCTGATTGCGGTAGATCTTTGCTCAACAAGTTCATTGTATATTTCTTGTAGGAGAGCAAGAATTGAATCCTTAGATAAATTTATTTCTTTTTTTCTTGATATTGACATATAAATAAATACTTAAAATTTAATAATTAATCGATCATTTTATTTACAACAGTCAAATATAACTTTTTAAATTTTTTCATAGATGATCTTATTTCTTTAGTATTTAAATTTGTCATTTCCCTAATGGATAGTAAAATAATGTTTTTGTTGTATTTGTTGTTTTCTGTACTTTCAAAATTGGTTTTATAATTCTCAAACAATTCTAGTAGGGAAATACCAAGTTTTATTTCATTATCAGAAAGATTTTGGTCTTCTAAATAAGTTTTTAACTCCGAAATAAAAACTTGAATTATATCATCAGCTTCAGCTTTTTCATTTTCCAAGTAATAAACCAGATCTGGTCGATTTTCCAAAGTTGATGATATGTCTTCATATGAAACGTTTCTGTTTGTATCTTTTTGATCCTTGATAATTTGACCCATTAGATAATTTTTACATATTGTTCCGAAATATGAATAAGCCTTTTTATTTTTAGCTGGTTTAAATTTTTCAACTTTAGTCATCAAAAAACTATGAGTGTCGTGATGGATTTCGTTGAAATCCATATCTTTACGATACAACTTATATCTCCTAATGATAGAAGATATCATTTTGTCCAAAGGACCTTTCAAATAGGTATTATAGATATCATTTCTTTCTTCGGCAGAATTTGTTGCGAGAAATCTTAGAACCGCATCTTCTTCCCTTTGATCAAAATAATTTTCTTTTGTCCCCTTTTTGACTTTGTTTTTTTCTTCTTCTATGGACATTAACCCATTTGTGAATCAAATTTTATGTTTCTGTCATCTTTAAAGTAAAACTCTTTTTTAGCACAAGCAATCCAAAATTTAATTTCATCTTCACTCATTACAGATGACCCATTTTTGTAATTCCAAAATATAGAACCCTCCCTCATTGTCGTGTGTTTATAACCGATCCTCGGAATAGTCATAATTTTAGCTGTGTTGTAGGTCATTCGTAACAAGAACTCATAAACAAATGTTAATTTCATAGATGGTTTAAACCCTCCAAAATCAACAATACTGGATTTTTTGACAACACAACCAGATGTTTGGAAATTTTGATATTGTAATAGAGTTTCATTAGATAAATAACCTATTTCTTGTGAAAAATTAGCAGCAAAAGTTGCTTCATTTGTAAACCCTAAAAACATACCCTTATCATCAACATCAACCACAATTGGTAAAAATACGTCTACATCAGAATAGAAATTAATATATTTTTGAACGTTCCTAAACCATACATTAGAATATTCATCGTCAAATTCAAAAAAACTTACATAGGTCGATTGAGCATTTTCAATACCATAATTAAGTTGTGACTGAAAATTTGGTTTTTCAGAATATGGTAATAATTTAACATTTAAATTATCAAAGTTATAATTTTTCAACTTATCAACAAGAGTTTCCTCATCAGTATGAACAATAATAACTTCATTCAATGAAACATCTTGAATTTGAAGAGACTTGATTGCCTTATCAAAGTATTCGTCGAAATCTCTGATTAATCCAGATTTTATAGGTAATATAACACTTATGTCTAAACTTTCCATTTTATTTTTCATTTAATTGGTTTAATTGTTGTAAGAAAAATTCTTTTCTTTTATTTTGAAACTCGTCGAATATTTTGTTGACTTGTTTGTCAAAGTCCTCTGACATTCTGTAGTTATTGGCCGTAACTTCACCTTCACTGTATAATGTGGGGAGTACACTATCTTCTAACCACGTTTGTGCAAAATCCGCGACCACATCAACGAGTTGTAATGTATTCTCCACCCAAACACCATTTTTTTCATTCATCCATTCTGGTTTTAGATTTGGAATTTTACCAATTACGGGAACTCCTGATGCCATACATTCTATTGGGAAAGTCCCAAATGACGATGTTTGATCTAACCATACACCCAAAAATGCGTCCTTCATAGCATTTGCAAACTCTTCCTCACTCAAACCTCTAAGATCTCTGAATGTAAAAAATCTAAATTGTGGGTATTTCAGGTAAAAACTTTTGATTAAGTTAAGACCCTCACGTTGTTCTCTCGCCCAAACTAAAATAATTGGTTTTGGTGGGTGAGTTTGTTTTACAAAACAATCAGAAATTGTAGGTTTTAAAATGTCAAAAGAAACATTTCTCATAATTTTAGAAATTTCATCTTTTTGTGTTTCTGATGTGGCAATACACTTATAGAAACCATATTGTTGCCAAGTAGCACCAGGACTTAATGTTTCTAAAATATGATCATAGGCTTGACATAGTACAATTTTACCACAGGGTAAGTTTTTTACCTGTTCCATAACAAACCCAAAAATTTCAGGTATAACTAAAATATCTTCAGGTGCGATTTGTAAATTTGTTCCTTCAATGACTTGAAATTCTAAACCTTCATATTTTCTATATGACCAACTATCAATTGGTGTATAGTCAGATTTTTCGTATAACATTACAACCTTATATCCCTCTTTGGTAAGAGAATTGGCTATGTCGTAAATAAATCGGATCGATGCTTTAGCATTTCCCTTCGTGTCTTGAACAAAAAAATATATTTTGTTTGACTTGGTATCTATATTGTAAAGAGACCTCTGTAGATTTTGTTTTAAATCTTCACTCATTTTTAAAGTTTTTGTATAAATTTATTGAATAACATTGTGTTCCAAGCCAATCGAAATGAAACACTCAAATCTTGGGATTTTGAAATCATTTTTTCATCTATAGGTTGCATCTCAGAAAAAACAACTTCAGTTAGTGTCTTGATTATTTCGTATTTTATAACTGAAATATGTTGATTTTCGCCTGTTCCTGAAAACTCAGGTCGATCGACAAAAGAGTCTATAGCATTAATATTTAAATAGTATTTTTCACCTAACACGTCTAACATCATATCAAATTTTTAATGTAATCATTTAGTTCGCCAATAGAATTTATCATAATATTGGTTTTTATTTCTGAATTATACGGTTTTTCAAATTTAATTAAAGTTTTATTTTTATTTATTTGTAATAATTCAGGTTCTGCGGTGACTAAAATGTCAAATTCTTTCCAGATTTTTCGTTTATTCTTATGATTGTAAAAAACTATTTTCTCAATTTCACATCCAAACTTAGAAATAAAAAATAATGTGGCGGGTTTACTTTTACCAACTTGTTTTGAAATTAATAAAAACTCAACTTTACCAAAGTACTCTCTGTAAATTTCATTCAAGATATGAAATGTACCCATTTCTGTTGAAGGTGCATGACCAAAAATCTGCATTGTAAACTCATTATACATAAAGTTGTAGTACTCCTCATCATTTTTAAAATTGAAATGGTTTTTATAGTTGGAAGTGTTGTAAGGTTTATAGATTTCAAATTTGAAATCCTCATCAACTAGTTCTAATTCATCAATAAAGAACTTTTGATATATTTGTTCTATTTTTTCGAATGTGTCTCTTAAAACACCTTCGATATCAATTGCTATTCGTAATTTTGGCATATGTCTTTTTAAGATGAACCATTTTATCAATCCAATTATACGTTTTTTCCACACCTTCTTTAAGTGTCAATGTACTTTCCCAACCAACTTTTTCTTTGTAAAGTTTATTATCAGAATTCCTACCTCTCACACCAGTCGGACATTTGAATCCGTACTTATTGAAAAATTCATCACCATCAATGTTGATAATTTTTACATCTTTTCTTGAAATATTAATAACTAATTGAGCTAACTCATTCATTGATACCATTTCCTCAGATCCAATATTTACAGGTCCAGTGAATTCACTTTCCATAAGTCTTAGTACTGCCTCCACACATTCATCAACATATAAAAAAGATCTAGTTTGTTTTCCATCACCCCAAACTTCAATTTCATAATCTGGTCTTGACTGTCCTTCAATTTTTATTGTGTCGTCGATTTCCGCAACCTTCCTACATATAGCTGCTGGCGATTTTTCTTTCCCACCAGTCCAAGTACCTTGAGGCCCGAAAATGTTATGAAATCTAGCTATCCTTACGTTCAGTCCGTAGTTTCTGGCAAACGCCAAATACAAACGTTCAGAAAAAAGTTTTTCCCAACCATATTCTGAATCTGGATTAGCTGGGTATGCTGATGATTCTTCACAATTGGGATTATCTGGATCCAGTTGATTATGTTCGGGATACATACAGGCTGAGGAAGAATAAAATAGTTTACCTACATTTGTTTTAACAGCTTCATAAGCGACATTAAGATTTATTGATGCGGAGTTATGCATCACATCAGCATCGTGATTACCTGTAAAAATGTATCCAGCTCCACCCATATCGGCAGCAAGTTGGTAGACCTCATCGAAACCTTGAGTTTTCAAAAAAGGTTGTTTAAGATATTTGAATGGTTGTGGATAACCACCATTATTGACTTCCAGTCTCATTATCGCTTCGACGTTGTGAGGATTTCTCAAATCATAGGTGAGAAATTCATCACATATTTCATTTTCTTTGAAGTATTCGTGTCGTTTTAAATCAACCACTCGTACATAATGTCCTTCCGACTTTAATCTTTTTGCTAAATGTCCTCCGATGAAACCCCCTCCACCAAGAACCAAAATATTTTTTAATTGTTTCATATTTAATTATTTTTTTACGTAAATCATACCCCACTTATCCTTTCGTTCACTATTTAAATTTTCTATCAAATTAAGTTCATTAATAGTTCTCCAAGTAATTTCATCACTGAGTTGTATCTTATCGGCTTCAGTATAACTAAAATTTTTATAGCCCAAGTCAAAAAGATAATTAATGGTCTGTTCAATTTTATTTTTTTGTTCTTCAGCCCATTCAAAGGAGATTATGGTGTTTTCCAAAAGTTTAGTCAATGAAGTCAATACCTCAAATTCATATCCCTCTACATCAATTTTAATATAATCAGGAATACCATATTGTTCAATTATTGAGTCCAACGTCGTTGTTTCAACAATAATACCATCGTTCCAAGTATATCCACCAGTGAATCTAGAATTGTTGACCCAATCATCTGAAAATGTCGAGATAGTGTCAGCATTAGCTATCCTAAAATTTTTATGACCAATTTCATTTGATAAACCACGTGGATCGATTATTACGTTACGATTTTCAAATCTTTGTTGTAATCTTTTGAATAAAGTTGGATTTGGTTCAAACCCGATAACTTTACTAGTCCTTTGACTAAAAAATTCTATTGTAGTTCCTATATTAGAACCAATGTCGAATACTAATTTCATTATTTTTTTTAAAAAAAATAAAAATATTCGAAACAAAGTAAATATGTTATTGAATCTTGATTAATTAATCAAAATATTTTCGATATTCTTTAAAATATAAATTTGTATTTTCAGGTAAATATTCTGAGTAATTTTGAATATTATTAATTAAATTCAAAGTATTTCGATAACCTATTATTTCATTTTCTAAATTACGAATAAGATCTTGTGGATTTCTTTCTTGATATACAGAAGCGGAAGTAAAAATAACAGAGCCGGGATGATAAAATTGTTGAATATAAGCACCCCATATATCATCCATTCTACCGACAAATGGTAAAACCGAATAATTCTTTAATACACTTCTATGTAGAAAAGTATTTTGAGAGTTATAGGGTGTCATTTGTTTTGTGGTAAACGGATCAAAATTTTCGAATTTTACAATTGGTTTTTTACTTAATCTACAAATAGCATCAATATCTGGATCACCATCCCAAAACTCAGCCTGTATTAATGGTACAATCTCAACTTTACCTTTGTATTCAATTTCGTTTTTGATTTTCAAATATTCAATAGGAAATCCTCTGTGCCATAAATCATTGTGATTCGTAACTGACAAAGGGTCAAAATAAGGACAAGACAAATTTTCATAAAGATCAACAATAGTTTTTTTTCCGATATAAATTTGATCTCCCCAAAAATCATAAGGAACATTGTCATCATCTACTGTTGCTACTATTTCAGCGTCATTGATATAGGAATAAATAAACCCAATGTTTCTTCTTTGTATTGTATGCCAACCAATTAGTGCGGATATTTCTGGAAATAATTCATCTTGTTGTTTTGGTGAAAGGTATGTTACATTTTTGTGTTTGGTTTCTAATTTTCGATATTCTTCGTGTGGTGTTTTTTTATCACCAATGATTACAAACTTAAAATTTTTTCCGTCAGCAATTTCACAAAATTTTAGTGTTGCTTCGGTTGGACTATTAATTGTTGTGGTTACTATGAATTTTTCCATCTTTTATTTTTTGTAC